TCAAGGTACTCAGGCTCCTTAGTCGCCGCAACTGCCGCCATATTATTAAGATCTTTTTTAGTAACTTTTGTTGACATTTCCTGTAAAAGTTTTCTTCTCTCATATTCCATCTGCTCCTTGTTGATGGCAAAATTGTGCTTGACACCGTCAGCCCTTTTCTTGCCTTGTTCCCTGTACCCGGGTTTTCCTTTACTTTTCGTTGTCATTCAGCTCTCTAATTGTTTGGATTATTTTTTGCGTATAATACACGTCTTCGGCGTAAATTGCAAGTGTCATCGCTAACTTTTCCAGGTCCACTAAATCACTGGTATACTGCATTAATCTCTCCTCCCTGAAGCCTTCATAATGATGGTTATTATTTAATAATTCTATATAGTAAGATATGGATTCACATTTGGTCTCAAAGATCCTAAGCCCCCAGCTCACATTAGGTTTATTAATGGGCTTTAGTTGATCATCAGACGGGTCAAATGTACGAATCCCCAATAAATTATTGCCTTCAGTGGCAAACCGTGAACGCCCCCACTCGGATTCGTGAATGGATTGTGCTAAAACTAAATTTACTGGAACCCTCTCGTGCTCCGGATACATGGAATTAAGATGCACCGTGCATGCACGTACATCCTCAATAAACTCATTATTGTTTGTATAATCCATTTCTGGATTAAATGACAAGCAAGTTATAAGTGTTGCACAGATCCAGTTCATCCATATTTCCTTTTATATTTTATTGCCCGTTTAAATTCGTCAATATTTTCTCCAAACTGACCAAAAGCCATGTTGTGTCTTTGACAAAGTAATCCACGAGGTTCTAAATTAGGATTTTTTCTATAATCTTTTTTAGAATACTTGTGGTCATGGTCAATAGCTAATTCGTTCTTATTTTGTCTTCCATTCTTTCTAGAAGGGGCTTTTTCATATATAACTTCGGGTCCGCACATAAAACATATGGGTTTTTGTTTCAACCACCAATCAGCTACGTACTTACCCCATTCACATTTAATCTTTCTATATCTTAATGTAATCCTTCCTTCTAGTGTAGATCTAAGCTTTTTTTGTTCTTTTGTTCTAGATCTATTAATAGCTGCTTTTCCTTTAGCCGTTTTAATATATCTTTCTTGTCTAGGTCTAGCGTAAGCCATTATCCACCCCAACTTTCACCAATCTCGGTATCCACTTTGGATGGAACTACTAGTTCAACACAATTTTCCATAATTTCCTTTATTTTTTTTCCTTGCTTTTCATTCTTAACAGAGCAGTCCAATTCATCATGAACTTGTATAAGAGGAACAATACCCAACTCCTCATATACATCAACCATAGCTTTCTTGGTCTGGTCTGCAGCTGATCCTTGAATCAACCTATTTAATGCCTTATAAGTATAAGCTCTCTTAATTGCCATCCCATACTCTGTTTGTGCTTGATTTAGTGGCAATGCCTTGTGCACACCCCAAGATGTAGGTTCCCATAGATCAAATCTACATTTACGACCCAATAAAGTACGAATAACGCCTTTATTATTAGCACGATTCATAACTGCTTCCAACATACCCTTCATAAATGGTACTTTACTATGGAAATCCTGTAGCATTAATTTAGCTTCTTGTGGTTCCATATCTAACTCTCTAGCTAATTTATGATAACCCATACCATACATTACTCCTAATCCTATGGTCTTGGCTAATTTTCTTTCAACTCCTGCCATATCTGCTGTTTGTTGATGAAAATCAAGATCAGTTTTTTGATAAGCTTCCTGTACCTCTGTTGATCCTGGTTGCTCCACGAGCTTAGCAAAATGAGTTAAGAGTCTTGGCTCTTGTTGTGAGTAGTCAGCTTTAAGCCAATATTCCCCAGCTTCTGGAATAAAGATTTTCCTAATGTCTTTTGCGAATTGTCCTTTGCTCGGAATCTGTTGTAAATTAGGATGATTATAAGAAAAACGACCAGTGACAGTACCTCCACTGTCAGACCTAATTTGGTTAATGTGGGCATGTATTCTTCCCTCCTTGCTGTGGTTTAAGAGACCTTGCAGGAAAGTTCCTCTTAATTTGTTTAATTCCCTCGCCTGCATAATTAATCGAGGTAACTCATGTGGATGGTCTGTTAGGAACATCTTAGTAAATGATGGAGAATTAGTCTTCTCTGTTCTTTCATATGGAAGATTTAAAGCATCAAAAGCTTTTGATATTGAAGCTGCCGCCCATATTTCTATTTTAAGTCCAGTAAGATCCTTAATTCTCTTCAGTAACTTTTTTTCTTTGTTCTTGAAACGTTCTATTAGATTCACTGCGCTGTGGGTATCTACACGCACACCTTTTTTAGTCATTTGAAAAATAACATTGATTAATCGACATTCTATGTCATATACTGTCTGAAGATTATCTTTTGTAATTTCCCATGACAATTTCTCATGAAGCTTTAATGTTAACCTCGCATCTTTTTCAGCGTATTCTCCAACAAATTGTGCCGGTAATTTGTACATTTCATTCTTCGGGTCTACTCCAAACGCATCTGCGGCTTCTCGTAATTTTGTTTCATTTTTTCTCTCCCCTAAGTATTCTCCTGAAATACTATTTAGGGTATAAGAAAAACGATTCTCATCAATGAGCGCCATGGCAACCATTGTATCGTGTATTCTTCCCTTGACTTCTATCCCTACTGTTGAAAGCCAACCAATATCATATTGAGCATTATGAAACACTTTATCAATTGAACCGTCTTCACATATGGACTTTACATATTTAATTACTTTCTTTTCATCCATATTTCCCCCACCTTCATGAGCGATAGGATAATATCCTGTAAAACCGTTGGATGAGACTGCAATACCAATCACTTGCCCCCTTTTGGTAGGCCATCCTGGTCCTTCCTTAATTAACCCCGGATCGCATGTTTCCAAATCAATGGCAACTTTACTATGTGTACTTAGATCAGGAAAGGTGGTAGGTGCCACCCATTCTGAATTAATTTCCTTGAACATATCTTTCATCATTATTTCTTCTCCTTGTTGAGTTTCTTAATATATGCTAATGTTTTTTCCCCTCTTATAGTTCCTTCATCTTTTTCTTGGCCTAGAATATTATCAGGATCATTTAATTCCCCCGCAATGGCCATGTAGGCAGAACCATCCAAGTAATCATCCTTGTTGAATTCTCCCATGGTTGAACGGGATATTTTTACTAACACCATCATTAGCGCCACATCTCCTGGACTAATTTCCTTAAAGGGTTTTAATTTATCATCCAAAAATACACTCCATAAGTCAGAGATTTGTGAATGATTTTTATAGGCATCCCCGTGTTGCTCTTCTCTGTTATTAGAAATAAGTTTCTTTGCTTGTTCTAAAATTTCTTCTTTTTTCATATTATGAATCCTCCTTCACGTTGTGGCTGTATTATATGTAAACTTTCCTTAGTACGTGTAACACCCACATAAAATACACGTGACTCGTCATCTGGATTCTGCTCCAGTGATTCTTGGGTCTTGCGCGTAAGGTCAGTGAGAAGCATTACATTTTGTGATTCCCCTCCCTTAGCTGCATGAATAGTGCTTAAATTTATTTTAGGATCGTCTATTTTAGATCCATTTCTTTTTTCTATGGCTCTTAAATATTCCTTATCCCTATTTCCTACTTTGTCAAAAGCAATATCCCATGGTCTACCTGAAACTAATAATCCATGATTCATCACTAAATTTTCTACATCATATTTCCTTTTATCATCAGCAGTTCTTAACTGTTTATGTCCATGAGCAATGCCAAGCTTAGTTGACATATATGAGTATATGCTTTTAACAGCTGGCAGGTCAATTTCCTCGCCTTGTTCCAATGCTCTCCACGCCTGCGTGGCTTCTAATAATTTCTGGGATATAGGCAATCTATTATTTCTCTTATATAATAATCCTTCTGTTCTTACCTGTCTTTCTAATTCATCTAGAAGATAATTTGTTCGTGCCATGACAAGCCATTCCCCTTTTCGTAAGTCAACTCCTTCTGGAAAAGCATGGTATCGTATTTGTCCCATGTAATCTCTTCCCTTCCATTGTTTTAATCGTCTGTTTCCTACCCTACTAATAATATTACTAGCCATTTTGTGAACCAATCTAGGACAACGGTATGATTGTTCCAATGTAGTTATTTTACTAGCTTTCATATTTATAAAATGTTCAATGTCAGCACCCGCCCATCTAAAGATTGCCTGGTCATCGTCTCCACTTATATAAATAGTCTTGGCTTTGCTCCAAGCACGAGCAGCAACTTTCCATTGTAATTTGCTCAAATCCTGTGCTTCATCAATAAAAACTACATCTAGGTAAGGAATTTCACCACTAGTTAAAAACATTTCTAGCATATCAGTAAAATCCAATACTTCTCTCTTGGATTTATATTCCTCCAGTGATCTTTGGGCCCTTAATAATGCATGCCATGATACATCTAAATTTGATTGATTATAATGATCAACTAAATCAAGGCATTTCATTCTAGATAAATTTAATTCTGTAAGAAATTTATTGTCAGTTGTAACAATTCCACCCGCATCCGACCCATCAGTTACAGATCCCAAGTCCATTCCATAGACCATAGAAAATTCTTTATAATTGTCCCGAGACATAACTTCAGAAGTTGTCAAGCCTAATTGTAGGAAAGAAAGAGAATGTAAAGTCCTGAAAAATGGCAATTGTTTGTCATTTAATTTAAACTTAATTTTAGCCCTTTCTTTTGCCTCATTAGCTGCCTTCTTAGTGAAGGCAAAGAATCCTATCCTATCCGGCGATGTTCCTTTGTATAACTCCTTTTCCACAAGTTTTAAAAGATTGTGAGTTTTTCCCGTTCCAGGAGGTCCTAATATAATATTTATTTTAGAATGGGGCACTTTCCATCTCCTTTATGTCAAAATCTGAATCTTGTTGCTGGTAGGCAGGAATACACCATGTATTCACTCCTCTCCCTTTAATCTTAAAGAATTTACTTTCTCCCTTAAGATCCCTTAATCTTGCTACAATTTGACTGGTGTTATAATGGGTGAATTTTTTTCTTATTAAATAATCCTGTAAATCGTTCAATCTAAAATAAGTCTTTCCATCTTCAGTCCATGGTTTGTGTAGTAGTAATTCATTTTTATCTAAAGCCTGCGCCCGATCAGTGCAAAATTCCTGGAGGTGAACCTCGAACTGACCAGCCACAGACCCGTCACTTGATACCTCAATTTCAATAATATTACTCATGAGGTTTCTAAGTGTTTCTTGCCAAACTGACGATTTAACCAATGGGAAAGGATAATTAATCACATCCATACATCGTCGCTGGAATTTTTGCTGCATTTGCAAATCTTCTGTAGATAATTCTAATCTGTGATCCTCTACATCTAAAAACCATATAGGAGGATCAGTACATAATTTGGATAGAGAGCCAAATTGTGGGGATACACTATTAGAACCAATGCCAAATTTTCTGGTTTTACAGACAGATGAATTACAAAAAGAAACTATTGGCTGTTCTTGACATCTATAAGCATAATCTTTTTTTTCTAGTTGTTTTATAACTGTTCCTACCTCACCATAAGGAAGAGGAGGTTGCATATAATTTCTATTGTATTCTTCTATTAAAGTTTTCCAATTCTCTGGATCAAATTTTCTTAAATAAACCCCTATATTAAATAATCCATTATTTCTAGTCCCTTCTGGAAATCCTTGAGAGCATAAACTTTGCAAGCAAGGAGGACCATCTTTTATAACATCCTTAGAATTAGATAATAAAATACTGTCTATATTTTTAACAACATGCTTTTTATATAATTCTACAAATTCTTCATAAGTGGCATTCGTTCCATCATCATTAACAGCACAACGAGAAGTATTTTTATAATTATAGTATGGTAAGTTTAGAAAATTACCAAGATCACCCTTCTCTATTAATATACTAGATTGCTTAGGAAATATTTCAGCTGATGAATGACCAAGAGTTGAGGAAATAGCTCTTAATTTTGAACGAATTGTTTTAGCAGCTATAGGCTTCTCTACAAATAAAAATAGATGAGCTCCCCCACTTTTGGATTTACAATGTATTAAAGGAAATTTTAGTTGTCGTATTTTATGTATTAATTTTTTATGGTCAAGGGGATAGGTATCAATATCAATACACCCCCAAATTACAGTGTTGTCTGCTCGAATAGGAATAATGCCAAGTGAAGGACCTTCTCCCTTAAGATGATTTTTCCATAATTCATTAGTAACTTCGTTTCTAACAATATAGGACTTGCCTTCTTGCTTACCGTCAGCACGTTCTCCATCGGATCGGTGCTGACCATAAGCCACGTCTAGTCCTTCAAATATAGATTTGAATGTTTCCACTAAATCCCCCAGAATGTAAAGACATACCTTAAAACGGTATGTCTTCGTTTTCTTTCAAATTGCCTTTAGGTTGTGGAGCCTCTTTTACAGGTTCCCCTTCAGCAATGGGTTTAGCTTCTACATCTCCTCGTGATGCAGCAGTAGAAAATGCTTTCGCCTCATTATAAAGGTTAACATCCTCAACTTGACCAACTTTCTCAACTTGATAACCAAACCAACTACCACGATCATTAGATTCACTAACAGTAGTGAGCCTATAAATCATAGAGTATGTTGGAGGTGTGAACATCCCAGATGGACCCTTAACTTTTTGAGTCAACATCAAACTGTTCCAACGTCTACTCTTCTTTAATTGAGTAGAAGTCATACTTATAACAGCCTGTGCATAAGTTCCATCTTGATCCACTGTTAAAACATAGTGGTACGCCGTTGTTGCGATGTAGTTTCCATTAGGTAGTACATCTTTGAACGTCGCTTGATCACGTTTTGTTTGAGACAAAATACCACTATCGGCATCATGTGCTTCCACAAAACCTCCACCTTGTTCTCTTGGTTTCCATTCAACGTATCGTAGTTGATACAATACCGGAACAACATCTATATAATCACTGACACCTTGGGTAACAGTATTATAGAATTGTCCCACCTTTGCTCCTTCAACATGTTCCGCTTTTGATGGATTCAACTGCGGACTATTAGATTGAAGAATATTGATGTAAGGAATAGCAATGTCCCTTGATAAATCAAGATTGCCAAATCCACTAGCATCTTTCGAGTCACTAGCAAGAACTGCTAGATCTAGTTTTGCCGCTTTCGCGACTGCTTGTATTTTTGCCATATGGCCTTTCTCCTTTAGTCTTTAATCGTTGTTTTTTGTCCGACGTAAGCACCTAACAAATCCATAGGCAATTGCTTACCTGCTTCATGTTGCTCACGTATAAATGCGCGAAGAGTGGAAGGTTCTACCCATTCACGTTGCGAGGATTGATAACCTTGCTCATTCAAAGTTTCAATCAGTCCTCTAGCTTTTTCATCTTCATTCCTCCCAAAGCTGCAAGAGACTTGGTTCTTTACTAAATCACCAAATCCGTTGTTCCTTAACCAGGTATAAGCTGCTTCTTTTTTATCAGCTTTGATAGAAGCGCCATAATAGTTTCCTACTTTTAAATGTCTTCCATCTGCTAGTTTTAATTCTGATAAACCTACTTCTGCAAAAAGATTAGGCAAAACATTTTCTGATAAATGTTTTCTATACTCTTTTTTCTTTTTTAATTCATCTTCAATTTTATCAATTTCTTGATTAGTATCTGCAATATCATTTGCCACGGCTCCAATCCTACCCATGTTATCTTGGGTAGTAGTTCCGGCATCTTCTGCCATTTGTTTAATTAGATTATTCATTTCTTCCTCTCAAATCTATTTCTATATCATAGTACATTTTTTCATCGCGGTCCCACTTTAGGACTTTGAACCGACCGTTGTTGTTTTCTGAAACAATCGCTCCGGCAGCTGCTATTATAGCAGGATCTCCCATTAAAATCAAGTAGTCATTTTCGTTGAAATCCTTGAGTTCTTGCTTTAACTTAAAAACCATTGGCCCAGAAGAGAGAACAATTTGTCTATTGTCAGGAAGACATACTTTTAATTCGCCAAACTTTTCAGCGGATCTGATATTTCTTCCCATCTCTTGTAAAATATATACAGTCATATTTTTATTTCTTGACTTGCATTATACATCATGATATAATGTTTGTCAAGTAGAATTAAGAATGTATAAATTTAAGACAGAACCATATAAGCATCAGCGTGATGCATTAGAAAAATGCTGGGATAAGGAAGCCTTTGCTATCTTTGCCGAGATGGGAACAGGTAAGACTAAAATAGCACTGGATAATGCCTGCATTTTATACAACAAAGGAAAAATTGACCGTCTATTAGTTGTTGCTCCAAAGGGG